TACTACTACTACTAGTGGTGGTACTGGAGTTGGTGCTACTGGACTACAGGGTACTATTGGTGGTGTTACTGGTGGAACGAGTGGCGTGAATCCAAATGCATTGAATCAATTAGGAGCAACTGCCCCGGGTCTAACATATAATCAGAGTGTCGGATTATCAATATCTGACAAGGCTGCCCTACTTGGTTTAGGTGGCACTGTATCTATCTTTCCTACTATCATAGCTAATTTACTTGGAGACTTAGACTTTCATCTAGCAAGTAATATTGGTCAAGACTTAACAGGTAAGCTATGTGGTGCTTATAACGATATACTAGAAGACTTAACTAAAGTATTTGCTGTTGTAAAAGCAGGCAAGGCACTATTAAGTCAAGTCGAGAATCTACTAGAGAAAGATGTTAAGAAGTTAGCCGAGAGTATTAAACAGAAGGGCATACTACAGACACTATTAGATATACTCAAGCAGATTATTGAGGAAGCAGTGAATGCCGCTAGAAAGGCAGCCACAGCCGCTATTGCCGCTGTACTAGGTGCTGTATATGGAGTTGCTAAAGCATCAATGGCTGTAATGAAGAAGGCAGGTAAGATACTACAAGACATACAGAACTATATGCAAAGTGCTACTGTAAGGGGTATGATAGAAGATATGGAGAAGCTAGTTGCTGAGTTAGCCTCTTCATTCGAGAGACTTACACCAGAGAACATTGCGAATCTTATGTTTAGATTATGTCAAATGGCTCGTGATCTACAGATGATACTCATGGCGCCTGCGATTAAGATGCAGAGATTTGCGGGTAGTTTGTTTAGTGAGAGTGCTGTACTTAAAAGTCAGAATGCCGTGAACACACAGAAAGCAGTTAAGTATGGTGCTTTACGAGTGAGTGATGAAGATAGAAAGGCAAAGAAAGATAAGATTATCGCCAAGCAACAATCCACACCCCCATCTAATAGAGAAGCAGACTATCTTACGAATGAGGGTATTACACAAGAAGAGATGTCAGATATACTTGCTCTTCAGGGTAATCCAGAAGCAACCTTTTTAACACCACAGATAACCTTCTCTTCTAAGGTAATATCTAATAAAGAGTTTCAGAATCTAAGTGATAAGCTATTAGCCCGAGTAATAAGAGTACAGAAGCAGACAGGGCATAGTTATGAGATCATCTCTGGTAGAACAAAGAAGAGTGGTAATCCAAAGCGTATGGGTGCTATTGGTAATACAATACACAACACTGGATATGCTGTTGACATTAAGGTAACAGAAGCACAAAGAGATGACACTATAGTAGCCGCTAGTAGAGCAGGCATTACTGGTATTGGTGTATATAAGAATCATATACATCTTGATACAAGTGCCCGACGATCATGGGTATCTGGATATAGTGGACAAGCACTTGTGGATATAAAACAGCTTACAGAGAAGCATGATATAGATGGATTTAGAAAGAAGCGTTCATAATATACGCATAAATATATAACGGTATAGATAGGAACTATAATGGCAATCACACCAAGAACTAAAACAAGAGAATTCTTTTCAGACTTTGGATCAAATTTAGAGAAGATCCCAGGTCGATCTGATCTTGCACGAAAGGTTAATGAAGCCGCTGTAAAAGAAAGTGTAAAGAATCTTGTGTTGACAGATCGTGGAGAGCGATTAATGCAACCAGAGATAGGGTGTGATATAAGAGGTAGTCTATTTGAACTCGCTACGCCTAATACTATTCTAATACTCAAAGAGAACATAAGAACAACATTGAGAACATACGAGCCTCGCATTGTAGTAAAAGATGTAGTCGTACAGGGCAATGTAGATAGAAATGAGATATCTGTTGAGATTATATTCAGTGTAATAAATAGTAACAGAGACTCATCAATTACAATCGATCTTAGTAGGGTAAGATAACATGGCAGATATATCACCGGCAACAAATCTTGACTTTGATGCTATTAAAGAAGAACTCAAGACATTTCTAAAGAGCCAAGACCAGTTTAAAGACTATGACTACGAAGGCTCTAATATGAATGTACTATTAGATGTGCTATCGTATAACACATTCTATAATAGCTATTACTATAATGTTGCTATTAGTGAAATGTTTCTTGATAGTGCTACACAGCGTAATAGTGTTATCTCTCATGCAAAGGAACTTAACTATCTGCCTACGAGTAGACGTAGTGCAACTGCTAGAGCAACTATTAGTATATCATATCCTGGGCGAGATAGCAACTACTTTCCACTACCAAAGGGATTGCCATTAATTGGTCGCTGTGGTAATAAGACATATAACCTTCTGACAGATAAGGCATATAATGCTGTACGAGACCCGAATAACAATAATGTATTTACTATGGACATTGATGTATATGAAGGTCGTTTAATAAAAGAAACTATTAATATCAATGACACTGTATTGTCTAACCCTAATATAGACACACGAAGTCTTGAACTGACTGTCAATGGTACTGAGTACACTTATCGCTCTGATGTAACTGGTGTAGCACAAGTTGACAATGTATTCTATTTACAGCCCGAGAATGATGGGAAGTATTCAGTACAGTTCGGAAAGGACAAGTTTGGTAAACAGCCAATCGTCACTGACTCTATTGTAGCAGAGTATAGAATAACTTCCGGCGCCGATGCCAACGGCATCGAATCATTGACTCTAGGCGCTTTTGGCGGCGCTAGTTCGATAGACGTTGTGGTGCATTCACCATCTTCGGGTGGAAGAGATGCAGAAGATATTGAATCGATTCGAGCGTTTGCACCAAAGGCGACTCAAGTACAAGAGAGAGCAATTACAAGAAAAGACTATGAGACTCTACTGCGTTCTCGTTTTCCTAACATTCAGGCTATATCAGTATATGGTGGTGATGAGATTTATCCACCACAGTTTGGTAAGGTCATTATCTCTGTTGACGTAGTAGGTGGTGAGGGTGTTGCTGACTATGAGATTGCTAACTTTAAACGCTATCTATCTGATAAGACTCCACTAACGATTGAGCCTATCTTTCTAACTGCGAAGTTTATGTTTGTAGATACAAATGTAGGCATTACATATGATCCACAGTTAACAAGTAAGTCACCGGGTCAAATACAAAGTGAAGTTGATCTTGCCGTTACAGAATATCAGAATACGAATTTAAATGACTTTAATAAGACATTAAGACAATCAAGACTAGCGGCTTATCTAGATGGTCTTGATCCTTCGATTGTATCTACTGATATCTTTACTCAACCTATTATTGAGTACTCGCCTGATCTAGACATTACTAAGTCTCCGGCATTCTCGTTTGAAACGAAACTAGTTCAACCATATCCATTTGATGAAGACAATGGCTTTGATACATTCCAACCTGCTATTATAAGTACTCCATTCACTATTGAGAATGAAGTCGTGACTTGTAAAGATGATGGTCGAGGTAACATGATGCTTGCTGTTGCTGATGGTAACACCGAGAGAGTATTCAAGCCTATTGTTGGAACTGTTGATTATCTAACTGGTGACGTTAAACTTATTGATCTAACAATCAGTTCGTTCTCAGGCAAAGCAATTAAGTTCACGGCAAACACAGTAAATAAAGATATCAAGCCACCAAAAGATCGTATCATTATGATTCGTGGTGAAGATGTAACAGTCACAGTAACTCCATTGGAATCATAATATGCCCGTTGAAGTAAGAGACAATATCTATTCTGACATAGCGAGCCAGTTCCCTGCTGTCTATCGTGAGAATAACGAGGTCTTCGTTGAATTTATCGAGGCTTATTATAAGCATCTTGATGAAAAGATTACTCGTGATGTTCCCAAAATAGGTGACATTGATAAAACTCTCAATAGCTTTCTTGTCTATTATAAGAAGAAGTATCTTTCTGGTTTACCATTCGAGCCTAGTGTAGATGTTCGTTTTATTCTTAAACACATTAAAGACTTCTATGTAAGAAAGGGTACAGAAGAAAGTTTACAACTATTGTTCCGTATGTTCTTTAATGAGAACATTGAAATTCAATATCCATCTAGAAACATCTTTAGACCAAGTGACTCACTATGGGGCGGTGAACAGTTTCTTGAGATGAAGTCAGTCTTTGATGTTGGTGGATATCCTATAAGGCGTGGTAATACGATTCGTGGTGACTTGTCGTCTGCTTCTGCGTTTGTCGATGATATTGTATTTGTTAATATCAGTGGCTCTGTCACCCCCATTGTCTATATGTCTAATCTTAAAGGTAAGTTTACTGTAAACGACTCGCTTGAGGTTATCTCTGCTGATAACGAAAACGTAGAAACTATTGTCAACGTGGGTAAACTTATTAATGGTTCGATATCGAGTATTGAAGTATCTAATGCAAATCGACTACCATCAAACAGAGTTGGTGACGAAGTACTTTTAGCATCAAGGAAAAATGGTCTTGGTGCAACAGGCACAATAGCAGAGGTGAGTTCAGAGTCTATTGGTAGTATTGACTACGAAATCGTAGATGGTGGATTTGGATATATCAAACCTGGGACACTACAGTTTAGTCTCACTGATGAATACTTCAATGACATTGCTGTAAGTAACAGAGTAATTGTGTTACATAATGATCAGGTATTAGATATTAAGGGTGGAGATACAATCATCTTTCCTGGGTCAACTGTAGACCATGATAACAGAGTAGCAAATGGAGTTCATTATAGTGTAACTGGTGCGGCACGAGTTGTCGATTACAGACACCCAATGCTTTTCATTGAAACTAGGTCTCTGAGAGATGATGTGTTTGACTATCTTACTGATACATACACCAATGCAAATGGACAAGTTCGTAATGTGCTTTACGATAACTATTTTAATGCCCTTGCTAAATTTAATAATAATGCCGCCAGTAGAGTATTCCAAGTTCCACCAGAAAAGTCAGATCAGGTTAAAGAAATATACAACAAGCTACCAGACGACAATGGTAATATATTGGGTAACTTTACTGGAGACAGTCAAGATGGTGACTTATCACAACCATCAGTAAAGGTAAATGACAGAGACTTTGAAATTGTATTTAAGTTTCTTCAGAGCGTAAACAATGGTATTCAAGATGCTGAACTAATTAATAATGTAGAGACAATTAATGCTATAATTAGAACTGGTGGAGACATTCCACCTCTATCTGGTACTGGCGTTGTGAACAACACGCTTCTTCAAGCAGAAACTGCTGATCGTATGCCAACAATCGCTCCAGTTCCCGCAGGACCAGGTGGAAATGGTAGTGCTAATGATACTCTAGGTCTTAGTGGCTTCATGAATCTATCTTTAGGTGATCTTGAAAATGGACAATTCTATACGATTGTCCACCCAGGAACTACTCTTACAGAAGCTGACTGGAATTTGATTGGTGCAGAAAAGGGAATGATTGGTACTGATTTTAAATTTGCTGATGCAGACTTACATTTTGTAACGATTGAAGGTCAGACACCGGCTAGTGTAACACCGACAACACTTGCTAGACATGATGCAGTTTTTGCTAATAATAAGCAAATTCTTGCTAGACTATATCGTTGGTTATCATTTAACTCAATTTTACCACAGCTAACTATTGGTGCTTCTCTTGAGACTCCACCACTATACCCTGATCTAGTTTCGGCAGAGTTCCCTGCTGATGATATAGCTACTGGACTTCCCCTTGCAGACGGAATGGCTCACCCAAGAAGAAGAACTCCAAACTACGAGCAATACGATGCATATCACATTCCTCTTGCTCCAACGAATTATTCTTCAGATGGATTTAGTACATCTATCAAATGTAATTTGGTTACTGGTAAAGAATATGTTTTGTTTGATCTGGGTACTACTTCATATGCTGAGTGGATTAGTCTAGGATTACCACTAAACACAGATGCAACTTTGAGAGTAAATGCTCTTAGTGGAGCCGCGGCGGCAAGTGCGCTGACAGCAAGAAGAACGTATTTTATTCATGATCTAGGAGAGATGAGTCCTGTTGATTGGAGTAAACTTGGATGGAGTGGTGCTGATAGCGACTCGACTCCTCAAGTTGGAGATAGATTTATTGGCGCATATCCTGTGCCAGCTATGCCAGTAATCACACAGCAGTTTGATGGACTAAATGTTTTTGGTACAGTTAGACCGAGTGACACCACTCTTAATCATTCTATAAACATTGCTGATCATGGATTTGAAAGCCAAGATAAAGTTACACTTACAAAGGGTACTGGTCAGATTGGACTTGTTGGTGGAGTTCAGACTTTAGACGATGGAGTTTACTTCATCAAAAAACTGGATAATGACCATATTCAGCTTTATACAAGTTATGAGTTATTTGATAACAACCTTGTTCGTTATCAAGATGAAAATGTTCAAACAGGACCTCACAATTTAGTAAAAACATATGGAACTCCTAAAGCAGTCGACCCTCATGCATTACTTCAGCATAATAAAAAGTTTACTGCACTTGAGCCAACAGAAGAAATAACTGGAACAGGTATCGTACTAGATCACTTGAAAGTAAATGATCAAGTATCATCGCCTATAACATATCTCACTACAGATGCAAATACTGGTCAAGTTGTAGCAGAAACTTCCAATATTAAACTTGGTACATATAATATGGAAGGTATGATGACAGACCCAGTAATGGCGGGGTCGCAAGAAAGAGACAGACTTCCATCTACCGGTCTAGGTAACAATGTTTCGTTTATTGGTTTGATTAACGGAAAGCCAGATCAAACAGTTAGGTGTATGAACATCGGCGCATTCAATGACAGTTCTTCTTTCGAAATCAATAAAGTAGATAATGAAGAAACTGTTACTATTATTACTGACTTACTTTCTGATATTGCATTGGATACGATCTCTATTCAAGACTCAAGTGGTGCAGACATATTCAGAGATGGTGTTTACGATCTATCTGGTCCGGGTCTAGAAACTGCAAACACAGAGTATCGAGATGCGTTTAATAAGGTCACGTTTACTCTAGGAAGTATTGCTGAGTTGACAGAAGATAGACCAGGAACAGACTATGAAAATGATGTCGGCGTTCGTGTTGTAAATGACGTAATAGCAAGATTCAATAAACAAGACTACATTGTCAACTTTGATTCATCTGATTTTACATTAAGCCCAGGCGAAATAGTAACGCAAGAGAGAATCTTAGAATCATCAGATGTGAATTACAGTCTTCAGTATACCCCTGAGCAGATTGCCGCAATACCTGCCAGTGTTGCTGTTGCTAATTCCCAGATTACATATTCTTTAAGCGCAACAACTTTTGAACTGGTTGATGAGACATACGAAGTTCGAGCAGAGTTTGTAAGAAGAGAAGAAGAAGATTTCTACTTCAGACATATGAGTTTTCATGAATTTGACCAAACTTTACCAGTAAACATTAGGGCACAAGATAGAAACATTATGGCACTCAAAAGAGATAGAGAATCTCTTCCTATGGGCGCCAATGCTAATGTCATCGGGCCTGCTTATTATGACACTGGACAGATTACTGAATTGGCTGTAAGTCACACAGGATACAAGTTCGAAGATGGTGAAGTTGTTGACATAATAAACACAATGCCAGAAAGCCCCAGATACAATAAAGTTATCGGCTCTGCACAGTTAAGAGTTTTAGGGCAAGGCAAGACTTTGGGCAGATGGAAAAGCAAAAACTCTTTTGCCAGTGAAATAAGTGCCAGAATCCCAGACAATGATTATTATCAAGAATACTCTTATGATATATCTTCTATGATCGATCCAGAAATCTATGGGCCTTTGGTAAAAGATGTTGTTGGAGTTTCTGGTACAAAAATGTTTAGTACGCCTTTGATAAATAGTAATAATACACTAGAGTCTAATGTTGATGCGGTAATTACCAGATTCGAACTACTAAAAGATATCTTAAAATCAGAGTCTACTGTTACTGGTTTGAATGGTCAAATAGATACAGTCAATGGAAATATTGAAAACAAAGACTTGATTCTAGACGGACCTGGTGTTAACGATGATGCAGATCAAGATAACGATCAAAGATATATCGCAGTTACTGTTGAGAAGGTTCAAGAATAATGTCTAAAATTTTAAAAGTAAAATCAGATGGTGACCCCTTTCCGGCTAGTGCTGGCGGTGTCGTGAGAGTGGGTAATACCCTCAGCGTTAACACAGCAGTAAATGATAATTCGATAAGAAAGTTTGCTCGTGATATAGGAGACGATCCTAATGCGGCTATGGTTAGAGACAAGCAAATAGAAGACCAAGATCATAATTTTAATTTTAGATATAGAGCAGGAATGAGAAATATTGCGGCAGCAACTCCACAGAGCGTTTATAGCGATGATGGGGCTATAGGAGTCACAGTAAATGGTGTTCCTATATATCCACCTGGAGTGAACTATAGTCCAAGTAGCGGCAACCCTTCTCCAACTGGTTTGCGATGGGATGCAGTGTTTCCTGATAATAGCGCATTGGATCAAGCTGGCGGAAGACCAGAAGGCGATAATAACGAATACAGGTATAGAAGTTGTTCGTTCTATACTAAGGGGTTCGGAACACCATTATCTCCTAATAATAGATTTAAGACATCTAGTCCTTATTTTAATGATAGTAGCTTTAGTTCGGATTATATGCGACATGGAGTAGAATCATCAAATGGTTTACCATTGGGTCATTCTAAGATAGTTGGCTGGGCGCTTGATGGGCATCCAATCTATGGACCCTATGGATTTACAAATGCTAATGCACCAGACAATGATAGTGGTGTTAAGGTTATGTCTAGTGGATATGCACTAAAGAGTGAAGACATATTGGAAAACGTGGTTGGAAGACCGGATACTTTTTCTGCTCCCAGAGGTACATATACTGTAGACTATTTTTATGACTCGTCTATAGGATCAGACTTAGATGTGTTCAATGGAAGATATTGTATAACTCCAGAATTTCAGAGTGGAACATATGCATACTTTTTAACATTTAGCGATAACAATCTTACAACTCCTGCTTACCCATACATAATAGGAGAATTCACTAAAGAGCAACGCACTTTAGATTAACATAGAGAAAAGAAATGGCAAAGATAATTACAGAAAATTTTAAAGTTGAAACTACTGATCGTCTATTCGATTCATTGGCTACTGATAACTTTTATGTTATGGCTAGTCAATCTCTTGATGGGATTGAGTTTGAGGGTGAGCCAGGAATCAACAACACGCAAATCGAGAAGAGAGACTTCCAGAGAAAGGTTATATTTGGAAACAAAATAAACAAAGCCAATGCTAGATATATGTTTCTGGAAAACCCATATCAAAGCGGAAGAGTTTATGATGAATTTGATGATGCCAAAAATACAGAATCTTCAAATATGGTGATTACCGTACAAGAAGATGGTAGTAATAACTTTCTGGTACTTAAATGTATTGATAACAATAATGGTGCTATATCTTATGAAGTGCCTGGCGCTGTAGACGATACAGTCTATAGTAAGGTAACAACACAAGATGGATATGTTTGGCAGTATTTATTTACTGTGGACAAAGCAGAGATTGACCAGTACAAAACTGGGAGTCACCTGCCACTACCAACTTATCAAGGTGCTGATGGGTTATCTTATGGTGATCCAGAAGTCGCAAAGAAAGCGCAAGAAGATATATCTAACATTAAAATAGAATCAACATACGAAGGTCAGTTTAGTCAGTATCTATTTGGTGAGGCAACCTCTTCTGCTAACACATCTTCTGTTCAATCTATATCTTCTATCGACTCTGCCACACCTGGAGTAAAGAGAATTGTTGTGTCTACCACGCCTAAAACTGGCAGGGCATTGTATAGTGTTGATGGTGCATACAAGAATATGTACTTACGTCACAACTCATCTGGTACTTTGTATGATGTTGTTGATTCTATTACTTCAATTGGTAGTAATCAATTAACTCTTTTCGTTAGAATGCCCGAAGGCTCAACAGATAGTTTTGTTCCTGTTGACGGACCCGTAGAGTGTCAATTAGTTATTAAGATTAATGTATCAGCAAGTAAACTAGGGTTTTACACAGAAGAAGGCGTAAGCAACGCCAGAAAAAAAGACTTTCGTTGTAAAGCATATGGAGTTTTGGATGAAACTGGAACACTAAAGCGAGTTGCTTTTGAGTCGAGAGGAAGACACTATAAACACGCCACTGCTGAAGTAGTCTATCCACCGCTTTTGAAGGGTTCACAATCTGTTGCTGATAACCCAACTATTCTTAGAGCAATTGTTTCTCCTGTGGGCGGCCATGGTTCAGATCCAATTTCTGAATTAGCAATGAGTCGTTTGGCTCTAGTGACTAACTTTGATGGAGCAAACGAGTTCGTTCCAGACTTTAACACATATACTATTGTCGGACTACTTAAAAATCCAACAATAACAGATGCTAATGGTGTATCTACTATACCAACAAATCCAACATTGGGGCACTCTTTTGATAACAGAGCGATTATTAGATTACCTGGTAATGAATTACAGACACCAGTTGATTCCGACGGCAGAAGTGATTCGCTAAATCAGGGTGGTAAGGTAAACCAATATGTAGAGCAATATATCAAGACGATAGACATACAGGCGGCTGTTGATGGAGTCAGTTATACTATTGTAGATCAAGGCAATATGACCACAACTGACGATTGGTCGGCGTTCCAAGCTGAGGGAGTTTTGGGTGGAGAGATTGGAACAGTATTCACAATGCAAAACAGAAGTCAGATAGACGGCTCTAGAGTAGCAAAGGTTGCATTTGCGACAACTAAGCAGAATGTTTCGGATAATAACTATGACTACTCTCTAGATATCATAACTGCTCGAATAAGTGAGTTGAGATATGTAGCCACAGATGACATAGGCACTCCAGTAGACAAGACTGAAATATATTTAGTTGACTATCATGGAAACTTCGCACATAAACTACAGAAGGGTATATTCTACATTAAAGATAACCTTTCGTCTTCAGTCAGTATAAATAATGAGATAGCAGATGAAATTGTGTATGGAGAGTACGAAGTGTATAGTGGTGATCTTTTACACTTTATAGACTTTGCTCCTATCACTAGAGAAGCAGATAAAAGTGAAAAAATAAAATTCACGTTTGATTTTTAAGGGAAAGAGAATATAACACATGGGTATCAACAAAAACTTAAATGTAGATCCGTATTATGATGACTTTAATGAAGAGAAGCAGTTTAATCGTATTCTCTTTAAGCCATCTAAAGCTGTACAAGCAAGAGAGTTAACTCAGCTTCAAACTATTCTACAAAAACAAGTAGAAAGATTTGGGTCAAATGTATATAAAGAAGGCACTATCATTAGTGGTGTCAACCTTACCACTCGTGACGATCTTTTCTTTGTTAAGGTAAAGGATCAACCTGGGTTCACCAATCCTGCGCTATATAATGAAGTTATTGGCGATGACGGCTCTGCTACAAGATTTGTTTTAAGAGGACAGGATTCTGGTTTGCTTGCAGAAGTTGTTAAGGGTCTTCCTGGCTTTGAGACATCTGCTCCAAACCTTAAAACTTTTTATATTACATACTTGAACACCACAAACGATGGAACTAGAGACGTAAAGCAGTTTGGTCCTGGCGAACTCATTGAACTATTAGACCGTGACTTAGCACCAGTTGCTGATGCAAATGGTGATGCCATTTCTTTTACCACAGCATCTGATTCTCAAAATCAAGTAGGTAAATCATACGGTATCTCTTGTGAAGAAGGAGTTATTTTCCAAAGAGGTCACTTCATTTATGTTGAGAGACAACTTATCATTGTAACTAGATATAGCAATATACCTGGTCAAGATGGTCTAGACCCAGAAGACGTAAATAAAATAAATCCAGTTTCAGTTGGTTTTGATATTCAAGAAAATATAGTCAACTCGAACTTAGACAACACTCTACTAGATAACGCTAATGGATTCAATAATTATCAAGCACCCGGTGCTGATAGATTACAACTTATTCCTACATTAGCTTCTTACACTACTTCGTCAGAGCCAACAGACTTCTTTGCACTAATAAGATATGTTGATGGTAAAACTATTAGGCTTCGTGATAGAACAGAACTTAATATTTTGGGAGAAGAACTAGCTAGAAGAACTTACGATGAATCTGGTCACTATGTTCTTAGTGGATACAATGCTTCATTAGAAAACGACAATGCTATACCCAAAGTTTCGATTAGCCCAGGTAAAGCGTATATATTCGGTAAAGAAGTTAGAAACATACAGACTAAGAAAATCGAAATTCCACCACTAACTGCAAAACAAGTAAAGAAGAATGAACTTACTACAGTTCAGTATGATCAACACTATTTGTTTGATTTAAGTAGTGATAGTCAAGCAGAAGCAGGTGACTGGCCTACAACAGTAGCTTTTGATATATCTGGTGGAGTAAGTAATGTACTGGCTCAGTATAAACTTGTTGGTCAAACTGCAAGTCCTGATAATAATCAAATAATCGGAACTTGTAATATTAACAATATTGGTGATGGTAAAGTATTTGCATTCAATATTAAAAAGAAAGATGGTATGGAAGCAGTTTCACCATCGCATATTGCTCCACCTGATTATGTACAAGGCGCTTCAGTTGCAACTGGTTGCTTACCATTAAAGTACGTTACTGATACTGATGCGATTGGTAATAAACGCTATCTTGGTCTACAGAATCAATCTGAAGGCGTTATGATTTTTGATACTGGTAAACTAAGTCTAGATAGTATCGAATCTGTTAATGTCGTTAGAAGAGAAAGAATAGAAGGTAAACAGTTGGGTGCTGATGGTGCTGTTGCTCGTACAACAAACATACCCACCACTGGGTCTAACGCCAACCCACACGTTCCTCAGAGGTCTACTGATGTTGTTGGTATCACTACAACTGGTACTCCCGCAAAACAAAGAATTGTTAAACCAACATCGATAGATCAGTTGCCTGATTCAAACTTAGTTGGTAGAAGTGATGGAATATCTGTAGAGTTTGGTGCTAGTACTGGAGTTTCGGCAACACAAACATTTGATTATATCTATTATAACAAAAGATATATGGATGTTTCTCCAGATACATTAACACCAACTGTTGGATACATTAAAACGACATACTCAACTGCTTCTAGAACAGCAGATTTGGGTGTTCCAAATGTCATCAAAGTATTGAGGATTCTTACTGACGATGGTAATGGTACTCTAGAAGATGTAACCAAAAAATTTAGATTAGTTAATAACCAAAAAGATACCTTTTATGATCTATCTTATATTCAGTTAAAGCAGGGACAGTCTCAGTTAACAGTAAATGACTTGATCGTTGAAATTAAATATCTGAACAGAACTTATTCTGGTGGATACTTGGTTGCGAACAGTTACTCTAGTGTTACTGATGAAGACAAGGCTTTAATTGGTAGATATACTGCTAAAAATGTTAGATCGTATAATGTATTAAATTGTTTCGATTTAAGACCCTATGCCAAAACGAAGATTGAGAGTGTTAGCAACTTGCTTAGTGAAGTTAAGGAAGTTAATGCGGGTATAGACTTAACAGATTCTGCACAAGCATACTTGGGACAGATAGGCATAGATCATCCACCAGGCATCGTTAGATACGCAGATTTTGCGAATGGCTTTACCATCAACAGCAAACAATCTTACTTTTTAGCAAGATTAGACACTGTTGTTCTAGATGAGTATGGTAATATGAGCATAGTCACTGGAGTTGAATCAGAATCTCCAGTTGCGCCACCTGTCGGTAAAGAATACAAACTTGCAGATATCATTGTTCCTAGTAGTACAACTGAGATTACTGGTAAGGATGGAATCAAGCTGAAGGGTGCAACTCAAAGAAATTATAAGATGAGTGACATCAGTACGTTAGAGACTAAACTAGATAATCTTACCAGTTTGGTTACTTTAAGTTTGGCAGAACAAGATGCTAAGAATATGTTGATAACCGGTCCTGATGGAGTCGATAGATTTAAGAACGGTATCATGGCTGATTCATTTAAAGACCTTGGTGGCGCAGACATTAGTGATCCACAATTTAGTGCAAGTATCAACAAGACACGAACTGTAGCAACTCCTAAGTTGAGACAGTTCCCAGTGGACTTGAAGATTGACGAAAATTCTGCAGGTACAGTAAATGTTTCTGATAACTCTTCTGAGTTTACTTTTGAAAACTTCACCACTTTGCAACCAGAAAAAACTGTAGAGTTTTTAACACAACCATTTGCTACAGATTTCAGAAGCTGTGTGTCTAACTACTACAACTATCAAGGAGTAGCAGACATATATCCTAAGTTCGATGTTGGATATGATGTTACACAAAATCCCGATATAAACTTTGAAGTAGACTTTGCCACTCCATTATTAGATTTGGTAGACAATATTCAGCAATTGATTCCTCTTACAAGAGAGGGTGAAATCACTGAAGTTCATAATGAAAGAACTTGGGAAAGATTAGCTTGGCCTGACTTCCCACAAAGACCTACATGGATGACTAGGGTTGATAGCTTCACTGAAATGCAAGATATCACCAATTTGGTCAGTAGTGAATCAAGTACTACACAAGTTGTAGGAAACTTTGTTACCGACATAAGTATGAAGCCATTCGTTAGATCACAGAATGTTCAAATTTTAATTGGTGGTTTAAGACCTAACACTAGACACTATTTCTACTTCGATGAGCAAGATGTTAATGCTCATGTTGGTCCTGTCTATGATGTCAACAATATGCTAATACCAGACTATCTGACAAGATCGAAGCAGTTGACAAGATACGCTAATCTCAATACAAAAGGTAGAGCAGTATATTCTGATGCTAATGGTAGACTTGTTGCTCAATTTAGAATACCCAAAAATACTTTCTATTCAGGTGAAAACTTACTAGAAGTTAGTGATGTCGATCAATATAGTTCGATAGACTCTGGCGGCGCATCTTATGCTAGAGCCTCTCATAGAGGATATGCATTTGGAATTGAGAAGTCTGAACTTAATGCAACAACTAGAACTGTAGATTTTGACACTCAAACAAATACAGTAGTTCTTAGAGAGTTCCAGAGACTACGAAGAGACCCTATTGCACAAACATTTAGAATATCTTCTGCTATGATTAAAGAAGCATCTTATATGTATGTGAGTGATCTTCAAGTTCACTTTAAGAGCAAAAGTACCACAGCAGGTGTTACAGTTCAGATAAGAGAAACTCAGAATGGATTGCCTACGAAAAATGTTTTACCTGGCGCAACTGTCACGTTAAGACCACATCTAGTTAATGTTAGTGACGATGGTAGAACTCCAACCAGATTTACGTTTGATGATCCGATAAAACTGAAAGCAGACGAAGAATATTGCTTTGTAATCGTACCTGAAGGTAATTCACCAGACTACTTAGTTTGGACATCTAAAGTCGGTAATACGAGTAAGTCTAAAGGCACACTGTCTTCTCAGGTTGCCGTTACTAACGACTGGGGTGATGGTGTTCTATTCACTTCCACTAACGATAGTGCTTGGAAGTCATATCAAGATGAAGACATCAAATTTACTTTGAGTAGATTAGAATTTAAAACATCTGGGTCTATAGATTTAGTACCAAACGATATCGAGTTTTTAGATGTCAGATTAAACAAAGCAGTGAGGCCAGAAAACGAAACTAACGAGAGTATCGTAGACATTGTTGACTTTACCCCGGGCGAACTTGTGTATTCTGGTGCCTCGACCAACACTCTTGGTTTAGTTACTCCGGATACTCCAGTTTCAATGGATTTGTCCGGACCTGCAAATGCTCCGAATCTTTTAAGAATAAGAACAACAGAACTCACTAGCTATGGAGTTGCTTTCCAAGTTGACGATAGCGTTTTAATTGAGTTAGGTGTGCAGAAAACTGTTGCCACAATAGAGGGTATTAGACTTGACGGAGAATTTACCGAGTATACGATAAGTGGTGCATTCTTTAGCATACCAACAGGACAGACTCCCTCTGTTAGTGTTACTCTTGTCGTTTCTGGTATAGTGTCTCATTACGATTCAAAAGACCCCACTAGATTACAGATAAAGGAAAGTAGTGCTAGAGGAATGGTTGCAGGAACAAACAATTTCCTAGACAACAGCGCAACAAGAGATTCTTTTGGTGGTTTTGATGTTGGTCAAGTATATACTATCACCGATCTAGGAGATAACCCCGTCAACATTAATGATAGAAAGTTAGCCTGGCAATCTGTGGGAGTTCCAGTCGGAAAAGAAGTTGTGGGTACTAAGTTCGTATGCACCGATGAAGGTACAAGTGATTCTACTGAATCTTCTGGTTACGGAGATGGAGAAGCCAGACCACACCATAGAGCGATAATAGGTTTAGAAAGCGGAGCAGAAGCGACAATAACAGAAGTAACTGAAGAAGTAATATCTTACTTCCAACCACAGATTACTATCGACAATTCGATTACTTCTAGCACTGCTCTAAGATTAAAAGAGTATGATGATGAGAACGATAATACTGTCCAATCTCGACCGGTCTCTATTACGAACAATAACTATTCTCCAGTAGATGTTAGGAAGCTAGTAAGTAAGAGTAAGAGAATCAAAGAAAATTTATCCGAAGACTTTGTTATTAGCACAACATTAAACACGACTAATAACGCAACAACCCCTATGATAGATGTGGATGTTTCTGAGTTAAACGTGTACCAATATGATCTAACTCAAGATGACACTACTTCGTCAAACTGGATAACTAAAGAAGTTATTCTGGATAAGGATTTGCCTGCAGTAGGACTTCATGCTGTTGTAGATGCATATAGACCACCAGGTACTAACTTCTCTGTTTATGGTAGATTTACTTATGTGGATAATCCAGACTTGAAAACTGATTGGGTGAAACTAATTCACCATCCAGAAAATGAAAGACTCTTTTCAAGTTCTGATAATATCAGTGATTTTAAGACGTACAAGTTTGATCTATCTGAAGTGCCTACAAGTGAAAATACATTCTTGGGCGAAGAGTTTGCGACATTCCAGATTAGGCTTACGCTTAGACATATGACTGATGCTAACATTGACAGTGTTCCCGAAATGGAAATCACCGATGTTGATCGTCAAATTAATACATTCATACACTTTAATAAGTTAACGGCTGTGGCAGTCACATAATGAATGATAATACTTTCGTAAGAACTAGTGATGGAAAGAGTTTGATAAACACTGATGTTTCTGCATACAGAAGCGCATTGGCGAAAAGAAAACAAGATAAATATATCAAGGGATTGGAAAGCAGGATACAAAGACTAGAATCCTCTATGGAATTATTACAAAATATAATTAAAGAGATATAAAAAATGACACAAAGAACCAAACAAGATATTTCTCAAGATAAAGTATTCGGGAGTAATACGTTCGAAGAATGGAGAGAGTTGACAAACAATATTGTTGACATTCTTGAGGACACTGTTACCGTAGGAACTGGCTCTGGTAGCACAACTGGAGATATCACTGTCACTGGAACCCTATCACTAATAGGCGAAGATTTGGCAGGAAATCCGACCAACTTTTTAAAGACTGATAGGATTAGAGCGGCGGCAGAGGCAACCCCATTTGTTCTTATCGAAAATTCTACAGAGGTTTCTGGTGAGTATCTAAAATTATCTTCACCTAGTAGTGATGCGGCCGATGCTTCTATTAAGTTACAGTTTTCTAACCCCGCAAACACTGGTTCTGAAGACACTTGGTTCTTGTCTGCTAATTCTGATCACTCACAACTGACTATTGGTGATGGTACTCATAATCTTATGTTGCACACCAATAACACGATAACTTCTCAGAATTTGATTATCGACAATTCCATGTTAGGTCCTGACATTAGTGGTGTTACAATTGGTGCTAATTCGCAAACTACTGGTAACTTTACTACATTAAACGGTACAACTATCACGGCAAGCACTGCATTCATGGGTAATATACAGGGTAATGTCACTGGTAATGTATCCGGTGACATCTACGCCAGTAATGGTACTTTCAAAGTACTTGAAAATGGCACAGAGAATAATGATTCGTCATTTATAGGTAAAATACTAGCCGAGGGTGGTCAAACCATTTTGAACAACGGCACAGATGGTAGTAATGCAACATTCAGTGGTAATGTTACTGGATCACTATTTGGTAATGCTGATACTGCCACACTTGCCGGTGATGCAAACACACTCGCAACTCCTAGAAATATCGGTGGTGTTGAATTTGATGGCTCTCAAGATATTAGCTTGCCCGGTGTTAGCGAAGATGGTAATCAAAACACATCTGGTATTGCTGACTACGCTAAACAAGTCATGGTAAAAGATACTGAAAAGCAGTTGACGGGCAGCCAATATAGTGTTGTATTAACTGATCATGATAATTCAAGTGATAGATATAGAACACTTGAAGCTGATTTGGGAATGGAGTTCAATGCAAGTAATAATACATTAACTGTAGATCATATTGTACTTCGAAGTGGTGGAGATATAAAAATCAGAGGCACTTCATGGACTTCTAATAATCCAGTATTTGATGGAGAACTGTCTGGTAATGCCGCTTCTGCAAACAAACTGAAAAGTGCAGTTAATATTGGTGGAGTATCTTTCGATGGTTCTGGGCCTATTAGCTTGCCGGGCGTTAACGAAGGTGGTAATCAAAACACATCTGGTAAGGCGGCTACTGCGGGTCATGCAGACAAAGCGGCGGCTCTTTCTGTCTCAGGTTTAAAGGTTGGTGGTGTAGCTTTTGATGGTACAAAATCTATTAGCTTGCCAGGCGTTGACTCCGCCGGTAATCAAAATACATCTGGTAATGCCGATAAAGCAACTCATGCTACTAAAGCAACTAAAGCTACTAAAGCAGACTTAGCAACCGCGGCAACTTCAGCAGGTACAGCAGGTACAGCCGGAAGCGCAGGCCATGCCGGAAGGTGGACAACAGCAAGAACTTTGAGCCTGACAGGAGATGTTACGGGGTCGGTCAACATTCGAGGTGATGCCGCGGCGAGTCTATCATGTAAAGTTCAAAATAATTCGCATACGCACACACTCAGTGATATCTCGAATCTTGAAGCGGAACTTAAAGGATTTGTTCATATAGACAATATGTGGCCTGAAGGCTCAGTAATCTGTATGGCTAATGATAATGATCCAAATACCTATCTGTCTGCGGGTACATGGCACAGATTTGGTAAGGGTAAAACACTTGTAGGTGGTGACGGGTCTAAATCATCTGGTTTTAGTCCATACAGAAAAGAAATCAACTTTGGCGGCAGTAAGTTTACTGGAGTTAAAGGTGGCGCTGATAAAGTTACTTTAGGTGCTAGTCAATTACCCGCTCACAGTCATACATATAGAATTAGAGCAGGTCGTAGTTTTAAGAAAAGTGGTAAATCTGCGGCTAATGGAGTTACTCAGGGTAGTAATGGGGTTACACTAAATTATTCAGATCAAACAACCTCAACGTCCGGTTCAGGTAAGTCGTTCAGCATATTGCAGTCATATGTCGTTGTCGCATATTGGGTACGAGTATCGTAACGAGTATAGGATTAATTAAAGGATATAAAATAAATGGCTAACAAAAAATTTACAGAATTACCGGTTACTTCATTACTTTCAGATAATGATATATTTGCTATCGTTGATGATCTCAATGCTCAACAAAATAGTAAACAGATAACTGCGGAAAACATATCACGGTATATGTATTCTTTCGATGCATCTGGTACGGGTACTAGTGTTCTGTCTGGAGATAATTTAACAAATCTAAAGGCAGCAATTAATGGTGCCGCCAATGTATCTAACGGTGTTCGTGCCGCAACTTTATTCTTAAATGGAAGTTATCAAACACCAGAACAACTTTTAGATTACTCTAATATTGGGGGTAATAAGCCTATAGCTATTACTCAGAATAGTCAGATAGCTAACAGTGAAGGTTATATAAAGAAAATCAATTTTGGTAGCGCAAATGGTTTAGAACTTGGTATCGGAAACCCACAAGATCAATCAGGCGCACCAAATCAAGGCGTAATTACTACAGATGATATTAGAGAGGGTAGTACAAATCTGTACTTTAGTGCAGAATCTGTAGAATTAGCACTTCAAGATCAGTTTAGAGACTTGTTTAACACATATAGTGACATCTTTGATGATGGTAACACCTCTCCTAGTTTAACAAATGTAAGCGCAACTTGGCGACAAGAAAATCTCGCCGGAACATATCCAAACCAGAATTGTACTGTTTTACAAGTCCCTAGTTCTGCTCAAGGTGGGCCCGATTCAACATCATTTAGTCCGGGTCAAGTTATCAGAATTTATGGTGGTTCTAGTAGTTCGTTATTAAACTCACCCAGTAAAATTACATCGGCAAGTTTAATAAGTGATCTAGGTGGTTTCAACACTGGCGAGACTGATGATATTGGTGTTACTCTCACATATGTACTTGCTAAGTTTAATCTAACTACCGGCGAAGTAGGTCCTAGAAGTGAGCCATACACAGCGACCATAAGTGTTAATGGTAATGCCGATGCGAATGACATTTATGAATCATTCAGTAGAGATAACTATATTAGTTTCAACCTTGCTGGCGTTGTTAGTGATACCGAGGGAGTCTTAGTGTATAGAAAAACTTCTACTCAGGCTGACGAAAGTGTATATAAGTTAGCTTCTGTTGTTAGTGGTATTGACTTACCTCTATGGAAAGACTATTATACTTTTGACTATGCGGCATGGTCTGATAAGATTGAAGCAGATAATACATATCCAGTAGATAAGACTATCCATTTCCCCGCCGAATTGCCAGTAACACCATCTGACGTTGGTGAGGTGACCGGTCAAAATGAAACATTCAGGGGTTGGATAGATGCTGAAATAACAAGTGTTGAGGTAAATGAGGCAGACCCAACACAGTTCTTTACAATAGTGTTAAATCCAAATAACCCAATTTTCGTCAATAACGTGGGTGGTCAATTTGGACACACTGTTAGTATTGCTCATAATGATACAAGCAAAATTAATACTGGAATAAGTACAAAAATTAGCAACAAAATTAAAAGTCTAAGTATTAATGCAAAAACATATAATGTCACTAAGATTAATTTACCATCTGAGTTTGGTCTAATCGGTGTTTTGGGTATGACGAAAGTCACTAAACTGCCTTGGAGTGGGTATCCAGACGGAATAAATGCTACGAATAGTGTGATAGATATACCTGGTGATAATGCTAAAAATGTTACACTGGATAGTGTAGATTTTGACGGAAACTCGTTAAATCAATACCATCTTGGTGAATCTAGAAATAGATTCATTGACTTTGGTAACACATCCACAGACATTACAGTAAATAATTGTAAGGTTAAAAACATTATTGGTGATGGAATATTTGCAAGTATTCCGCTAAGATTCAAAATGAGTCTTTCCGAAATCTCTAATAGTGGTTTGACAGATAGACACGACTTCTTCCCATTGATCGTAGACTCTGGTGAGAACACAATGCTAACAGGAAATGTAATACAAAACTTTACTACAAATGTTGATGCAACTGTTAGTAAAGAGTCTGTTTTTGCGAATAATGTTATTAAGAATGTTGGTACTGGTTTAGATATCTATGGCTCTAGATTTATCGTTAGTAGCCCGAATGTTCTTATGGGCCCAGCAAACGAGTTTTTATCTACGCCAGATATATTGAATAGCGAGTTCGATTTAATTAATCTACTTAGACAGACAATAGTAAAAAGTTCTCCGTTCACTAGTGATCCATTGGTGTATCAAGAAGGTCCTACTCCATCTGTATTCGATTTAACCCAAAACTCTATCAGCAATCTTACTGACAACATTGAAGATACTCCTGGCGAACTAATTTATAGAGTAGATGCAGTTAATGTTGATACTGATGGAGATCATAATGTATATGGTAGGGGCATAGGTCCTGGAATTACTGATGCAAACAATACAGCATTTACATACCAGAATCTAAGAACAGATAGATTGTATGAAATATCTCAAGTTGGAGATGTTGACTGGACAGAGTGGGGAGCCTGTGTAAATAAAATAGGCGCAAAGTTTGTATATAATGGAACTTCTCAGTCGTTCGGTTCAGCTACTTCTGGTGCGATTCATGCAAGAGAATTTACAGGCTACACCACAGATGGCGGTACTCGCAAGTCTCCATTAGCATTTACTGATCTTAGTGGTACTGATAAAACTAATGGTGAATTCCAGTTTAGAATAGAAGATGGTACAGATCATACTACTTATACTGATCTTACAGATGACTCAACTGGAGCCTATACTTCAACTGCACTTAAAAATATGTATGCGAGTCATGTAAAGCAGTCTCTTTCTGATGTTACAGCAGGTAGAATACATAACTTCGGGACTAAGCACTTTGCTCTTCAATGGTCTGCTAGTTATAGATATTATTCAATAGCGGGCGAAAAGCAGGGCGACAGTTTCATTGGTGGTATTGCTACCGATAATGGGTCTTTTAAACATGGTCAACTAGATACCAACGGAAGGACTCCTGCTCAATATTCAGATGCCTCTAATATTCCGAATGCCGGTAATAATGTAAACGGGCAAGCAATCAACGATCCAATGAATGCGAATAGACATTTTGTTGACTTCACTGTATTAATAGACAAGATTGATCATATTCAAGAAGGTGATCATGTCGTGTTTAAAAGAGGAACAGCATTTAATCCATATGTCACAGGTAGTAACGTAACATACAATCCATATAATGGGTTCATGTGGAAAATGACTCCAGTCTTAGGTCAAACAACAACACTTTGTGTAATCAGATACTATGGTGCTGATTCAGGCAATGCAATCGATTCAAGTGTATTAGTAACTGGAACTACCGCCGAAAATGGATATATACATATAATGGATGATTTTGTATTAGCATCAGGGCTTATTAAATAGGAAAAATAAATGTCAAGTATAACAAATTCTAACATAAATTCAGCAGTAGTAAATGTAGGCAGAACGACTCCAGTTTCTCCTGGCGCACAACCTGCATCTAAGTCTATTCCTGTCGTAATGGCATCAGACCAGACTTCTATCCCTGTTGTCGAACAGAATAAGATTCAGTCTGAAGTTGCTCTATCGCTTCTGGGTATACCCAGAGCAGAGATTGCACTCGGTATCTTCGCTGATGTAAACACTTATGATGTTAACCCATCAGAGTGGTCAATGAAACCTGCATATCATATTTCGGGCGATGGTGTAGCGCATCTTCCAACTGAAGCCGGTGCGCTTGTGGAAGCATCTCGAAATAAAACAGCAGTACTGACCTCTAAGCGTTTCTTCAGATATCAACCTGGTCGTGTATCTGCGGCTACGTTTGGTATTAAGAGTTCTGTGTCTATTGCAGACTTTGCTCAAAATCCAGTTATTCGTAAGTACGGCATTTACGATAAGTATGATGGTTACTACTGGGAAACTAGAAACAGTGGTAAGGAAGATAACTTCTCTGTGGTAAGAAGAACACAGTCATTACAGTATGGTGCTGTTAGTCCATATGGTATTAGTCAGCAGACTAAATTAAGAGGTGAATCCAACACAGCATCTGCTACTCCGACCAAGCTATCTAACACTCAGTTAGATGACTATAGAATTGTTGGTTATGGTAAAAGTGAGTCAGAAGATTATACAGGCGTATTAGAAACAGATAGAAAAATACTTACTGAAAAAAGATTTGAAATTGTTGATAGTGTACTAGCAGGTGTTGTTGGAAATCATGCCGCACACTGTAGTGCTTTGTTAAGTACTCCACAGACATTGACTGGTATTAAAAAGGGTTGGACTTCTGGTACTACTAGTGCATCTATTCTAGCAACTAACACATCTTATTATGCCGATTTGGCAACAGCATTCAATCAGTCTGTTGGATATCCAAACCTATTAGATGCCGCAAAGATGGAAGCAAAATGTAAACGTGATCTAGACTACTGGATAGATAACTTCTTACTAGATTTAGAGTTTGGTGGTAATGCACACACTGCATGGAATACCACAAACTTTGCCTTGGCAGATTCGCAGGTTGGAAACGAATGGGAAACCCCTTTGCATAATGTTGGAGTATTCCCAAAAATTAGTATATTTGAAGCACCTGTCCATAAGGCATTATTAGATTACTTCACGAGTATTCATACTACTGATGGTCTAAGCACTTCGGCAAAAGATAGATTGGTTGCTTTGCAAACAATAGTCGCAAATTCATTTGGTAACTCTGATGATGCTTCTGCCTCAAATTATTCAGATACCTTTGTACCCGCTAATGTTAATTCCACAGCAGTACCTTCGGCAGTCTCTGGCGTTACTTTTTATGCCATTGATTACGGAACTAAAGATAAGTTGGAAACATTCTTTGAAGTTAAAAGAAACTTCTGGTCTTACTTCGTAACCACTAAAAAAGCCCCTGTTGCATTGGCAAACGGCATGGTTCTTTCTAGTGATAAAAAGTATACTATCAAAAGTGTCGGTACTAGTATGAGTAACACTTGGAACTCTCTATCAATTAGTGATCCTTATGTGGGTAGAGTATTCAGCGGTAACAATTCACCTTTAAGCGTTACTGGTGCGAGTGCAGAGATTTATGAAAACATAGTCTACACCCAGCCTAACTTTGGTACTAGTAGTGCTGATTCTGCTACTCAATTATTCCAGTTTAGGAATCTAGGTGCCGCAGGCGATGATAGAATAAAACAACTAATCGCAGATAAATGTCAGCGTGATGTTGGTTACATAATTGATGGTTATAAAAACGATATTCTAGGTGGTGGCAATGCTGAAACCACATACAATGCTTCTATGTTCACGAGAGGTACTGGACTTTCAGTATATTCGCAAAAAGAAGACTTCAACGGTGATGGTACAGCAACTCTTTCCGAAATCAAGAGACATGAATATCTAAAAACTCTAATGTCCAGAGAACTCAAGGCATTCGATAGTGCGGATAACGGGGTTCAGACAAACTACGAATCAGTTCATGGTGGTTCTGGTGACGGCGGATCGTTTAATGAACTTTCCGAGCTGATTGTTACAAACTTTAATAATGAAAACACCAATACTCTTATAAATGGCTCTAAACCTTTTCCAGGCAACTTGGTCGTATTAAGAGATGGGTTGATTCATACTCATGCGGCTATCTATGACCCCTCTTTACTGAAAGATGCTGAGAAGATTAAAGCAGTAGCAACTGGTGGCGTACAAACTACTAATGTAGCAAACCAAGTAGGTACTGTATTTAAGCTAACTAAAGGTAATGTAACTTTTGGTCAGCACGTTAAGATACACTGGACTGGTGATAGTCCTAGTATTACCATAGTGGACAACGGCGCAACTACAGAAGAAATATATAACGGAGAAGTTCTAAGAGTAAGAAGAGTTATAGGACCTAAGGGTAACGAGTTCACGCTTCAAAAAGCAAACAAGGTAGTCAATCAAGATAATAACTATGAGTATCAATTAGTATCAATAGAACAAGCTGATATAGATGATGCCTCGGGTACTGGTACATTCTTCTTTGAAACAGTTGTACCATTCATTTTCCCTAAAGATTATGATCTCGATACAATTAATCCTGGTCAAGGATCATTGGCAAATGTTGTTCATGTATCAGAAATAGATACCACTTATGCTACATTGACTAACGATGCGAGTGATAGTGGAGATCAAGGCGATCAAAGACAGTTTAGAACTTTCGGAACAGAGTTTAATACTGGGGCTACTCCAGTTGGCGCCATGTTCCCATATATGTACAGCGTGACAGACGATCTACTTGATGCTAATATGGGTACAGGTACTATCAATCAAAACGTAGGCGACTATGTTGGATTCATTAATACCTCTCTTGATCCAAATGCTTCTGACGGTGGTCTTAATATTGATAGAATTAGATCACAGATTGATAACGTAAACTTCTATCCAGAATATGTAAACTGGGTTAAGAATAATGTTAAGCCAGAATACTGGGGTGTTTACGAGTATCGTATTCCTCGCTCAAGATTCAGTCATGATGCTCTTGATGGCATTAAATCAAATGCGGCCGCTAAGAGTGCAGGTAATCCTGGTGCTAGAAAGCGTGTCTATAGTGATATTGTAACTGGCTTGAACTCAGCAGGCACTAATACTATTGTCAGACCAGGTCAGAATTTCTTCGAAACATTAGGTATCGCAGAGTTCCAGAACAGTGAATATGATTTTGATTTTACAAAAGTAACGATGCTTAAAGTTGAGTTCTCGTGGTATGGTGCGGTAGGTGCATTGTTCTTAGCATACATTCCTGTTGGTAACGGTGAAGCACGATGGGTAAGAGTACATCACTTACGAGCATCGAATCAGTTGAAGATTGCATCTCTTGGTAACGCAACATTGCCTATTACATACACAACTTATGGCGGTGGATCAGCGTATTGTTTAGGTGATGGGGAAGATGTGCCTGCTGTGGCAGTTGAACAGGGCTATGGTTCAACCTCACACCACATTGTTAAATATGGTGCTTCATACTACATCGATGGTGGTGACCGAGGTACTGTTCGTCTGTACTCTCATAACAATGATTCTGTTATTGATGCTCTTGGAAAGCAGTTCCCATCAACATCTGTTAACACCACCACTCAAGAATCATTTACTGGATCAGGTAGTAGTCTGTACTATATAACTGTTGATGGTTCTACCTATCAAGATGCCGAGTTCTTTATGGGAGCATCGATAAAAACTGGTAACCTATCTGACACTAACATTAAGGTGGTTTGGATTGATGGAAGTAAACTGTATCTCTCTAGTCAAATACAAGGTGCGGCGGCGGATATCAAAATTATTCCAGATAGAGCGACAACAATTTACGGAATCGAAACCAAGAAAACTATTCTAAGTACTCGTGAGCAAAACGCAGTTAGAAATAGAGTTCAGGTATATCCAACTAAACTTTCTTCTGCCAATATTGGTAGCAACCCAGTGAGATTGATATTTAAGAAAACTCCTTTATTCCAGACTGATGTTACTCCTACTGGTTCATTCGAATTAAATACAGAGTATACAGTGGATAATACAAATACTCCACTAACAGTAACAGCCGGAAGTGCTAACTATTTGGCTAATGGTCAAGAAACCTATGGTTGGTTCAGAGCGAGAATTAGTGCTGAGTTCTTGACTGTATTTGGTAGACTATATAAAGATACTGATCAGTATTATTTTGAACTTTTAGAAAGTTATGAGGGAGCCGTTGTTCTAGCTTCTGGTGGAAGTTTCTTAGCAGATAAAAAATTCTTAGCTAGTGGTGTTGAAGCAACATCGAGCGACACTAAGTTTTCTTATGAAAAAGAAGGATTAAGTTCTGTTAAGATAGCAACCAATCCAGTAGTACCAATTCCAAATACTGGAATTAATGTTGCTACTACATATTTAAGGGCGGGAACAGAGCAGTTTGATCTAGCAACTTACTTTGACTATAACAAAGAATATCTGTCGTTTCCTCTTACTGATATAGCAGATACTCTATACTTTGCCGTTGATTCAGATACTAACATTGCGGCTAGCGGAGATGGAATAAGTTTGGGTGTGACATGGGAAGAGCAGTAATCTATGAGCAGAAAGATAAAGATTGGTCTGGACAAAACTCCGGCACCAGTCACAAAGCAGTTTCAGCAACTGGTAGATATCGAGGGAACGCTACTCTTTGATGATGCGGGCAACCCTCTTGTAACCGAAGAAAGTGCGGCTTTAACGAGCCTCACTTTATCGCAAAATTCGTTATCGGTTCACGTTAACAATGACGGCAGCCAACCTGCAGAAGTTGGTGGCGGCGCCATTCCAATCGTAGAGCAATTTAAAGAAGTTTCTGAAGTCAGTAGTTCTCTTTTAGGTGTTGCTAGAGCAGAAGAGCAATTAAGTTTATTTTCTGATGTTGCGACTTATGGTTTAGACATAGATAATTGGGATGCTTCTGATATCTACAGTAGTCATAGAAATGATCCACCAGAATGGTATACGAAAAAGCACCCAGTCTTTGGTAGAAGATCAAACGTAAAGTTTTACGAGGGGTCCGATCAACAAGCATTATACCTAAAAGCATTTCCTAGTCAATGGTCTTTTCCTTACGGAACAGTTTTCGAAAAAAGAAGTGAGCCTACTGCAAAGTTTAAACGCTATATGCGATTTATAGCACTTGGAATACATTTATATAGACTGTTCTCTGCTCAAGGTCCCGATGGTAGAAGATTTGCAAAAAACAATTTTTTACGAATAGAAGATGTTCGTATCGTAAATCAATTTGGTGATGCATTAACACTGGGCGCCTACGATCTTATTATCAACGATGGTCCCTTACAATTTAGAATGGAAGTTATGGCAGACGGCTTTTTCGATGTCGAGTATGTCAACGATGATATTCAAGGCGTTTTTGACTCTATAGAAAGATGGACAGCTTTTTGGGATAAAATTCGGTCTGCTACAGACAGCTATCCAACAATGACGAATTTTAGCAACGAGAATACCTTTCAGGTTCAAGAAAATGGCTACAAGGGATTTCGGGAATATAATAAAATTGTTGATATGATTCAAACAAAAGAAGCATTACCAGGTAAAGATACTGATGAAAATTACACTGGTGATGAATATTATGGAATCCTTCAAAGTAAAAGAACATTTAGATATCAGCCAGGTCGAGCAAGTGGTTTCACATTTGGTTCGAGAATGATTGCAGGTGGTCAAGGAGCGATTGCTGAGTGGGGTTGCTCAAATGACACTGATGAATATATGTTCCAACTTCAAGGCGAAAGACTCAGTTTGGTACGAAGAAGTACCATTAAGATGCCCGATGAACTACTTCAGCGACAAGGGATATCTCCACTCAAGCAAACAAAATCGTATATGCCTGGGATCAAAAGTGAAGAAACGAGAGAAATATGGGAAACCATTATAGAAAGAACTGACTTTACTGGCGACCCATTAGACGGAACTGGTGATACTAGATACGCATTGTCATTTGAAGATGTTACGATGTACAAGATCGAGTTCTCTTGGTATGGTGCTATTGGAGCAAAGTTTTACGCATATATTCCTGTTGGTAATGGAGATTGTCGATGGGTGCTTATGCACACATTTGTCATTGAGAATGGTCTTGGTCAACCGGTTCTAGAGAATCCAGATTTTAGATTTAAATATTTACTATACACCAACTTTACAGAAGATATTAAGCAACCAATATATCTTTATAAGTTTGGTAGTAGTTGCTATATTGATGGTGGTGACGAGGGAACTATTAGACTAAATTCTGAATCATCACCACAAAAACCATTTCAATCACGAACATCTATGATTGGTATTATGCCCAAAGAAGTGCTGAAAAATAGTAAGGGCGTACCTAAACTAAACTTTAAAAAGATTTATCCATCAAGTCTTTCTGTTTCTTCTGACACTGCGGCTAAATTAACATTCGAAGAGATTGCGGGTACATCTCAGGGCGTTCATTTTCACTACTCTCCATCTATTCATATGGATGGAGTGCATCCGAAAAATAGAACAGTGGCACTGAGTTATAGACTAGACGAATCTGATTCCAGTGTAGCTAATGGCGTAAATATGGTATCAGCCACAAATTCGAGACAGTTAATTCGGTTCGATGACTATCAAGGCAATCCAATAGCACCAACAGCACTAAAGTTTGGTGTAACTGCGACCAATGGTTCTGATTCAATTACTCATCCACAATCAAGTACCGCTGGCTTTGGTAATAACTATAAAGGACTTCAAGTAGGAGATAGTTTAAGTATAGGTGGAAACGAGTATGTAATTAAGTCATTTAAAAATGGAAGTACAGTAGTTTATGTCAGTTCTAGTGATACTGACGGTCTGGTTTTAGAGACTCCATTTTCTGGCGTTACTAATAGTTACGAGGCGACTCTAGTCTACAGATTCCAACCTAGTGATCATATGGCTCACATAATAGCAGATGGGGTTTATGGATCATATGTCGATACTCTAGAAAATCTAGGCGATTTGTATGGAAGAGGGGACGACCCCGATTACTCCAAGCCCGAGTATTCTATAATACCAAGAACAGCAACAAACTCTGAGAAAGTTGACGAATCGGTATTCAGCTATACTCAACTAGCCGGAACAGCACCTGAATCGTTCCTAGCAAGATTAAATAGTTACAGAACAGTTGTCGCATCAAAGACTCCAGTGTATGCAAATAAATTCAAGATACATTTTCTGAATCCACAGATAAAGGACAAAGGCTTAGACTATGACGTTTCTGGTAATGATAGCGATCTTTGGTACAAGCATTTTGGAGAGTTCTCTGTTGGCGTGACACCGTATTTGCCAACAGAAACTGGAGATGCTACCAATAGACCTGCGAATAAAGTCGATGATCACGAGGTTCTATTTAAAGTTGGTGCGAGTAGCAGTTATGATTGCGTAGAATATGATAGAACTCGGTTTCCGTCTATAGAGTACTCTCATGCAACACGAGACTATGATCAAAATAAGAAACTTGAGATCAAAGAAAATGACACTCTTTATGGAAACAGATTACAAATAGATCCCAGATTAGATAGAAGAGAGAATAGAATACAGGGTTCTGATAGAGGTATAGCCTCTACTGTATCTTGCGAAGTCACTGTAAATGATTATAGGTATGATTCAGTAACAGGACCGGTTATAGTTGATGGTCGTCAAGTTAGTGTGGTTAAATTCAGTAGTGACCCATCTAATAGTCCACCACCCGCAGGGGTTATTGAGCCAGGCATCTCTGAAGTTGGATTTCAATTCGTGGGAAGGTCACTAGTTTACAGGTCTGATTTGATAGAGTATGCCGCAGAAGATCAAGAAGTATTGAACCAAGGCAGTGATGCAGAAGTAAGAATAGTTGCCGCTATACTCATAGACTACGACCCAACTTTTCAGTCTCAAATAGCTAATATGACCCCTGAAAATAGAAACATACAGTCAAAAACCATTACAATTACAGACGACTGGAAGCCTTTCGCTGTAGACTCTAGCGGTAGACGATTGTTTGACGATCAAAGATTTACAGTCTCTAGGGCTGTTTCATTTAATGATGCCCAACCACTATATCCAGTTTTTGCTTTAGGTGACTATGCTCATGTTAATGGTGTAGTAGTAGAAGAGATACTTGAGCAAGGGGTCGTTAGAACTCATACACCAGAGTTCGTAATAGAATCCAGTTCATTAAACCCGAATGTCTCTATTGCTAATAGTGGTGGATCAAACTCTCTTAATAGTTCTTCTGCTTTCAATGATAATGCTGATATGGCTTCTTCCAGATATGATATTACTAATTCTAACCCACTTAGACCGGGAGTAGAATTATACTCTTGCTATGTGGGAGAAAACGAAACCGTTACTGTTGATTTAGAAAATATATTTTCTAGGGATAGAAAAGGTATTACCAGAGGTTCGCTAAATAATAGGGCAGTATACTTAACCGCATCGTCTTTGGATGGTAGTATTGGAAGTATGCAACTATCTGTTACTAGTAAGGAGCAATAATGGCTAACGCTTTTGGTGATAATGTTTATAGGGGCTTGAATGTAGCTAAGTCTCTAAGCGATATAAGTGATCGAGATATCGCACTAAGCAACTTGGGTCTGAGAAGGGATAACTTAAACTTAATAAAAGGTTTAGGTGGGCTAATAACGACTCAAGAGTTTCATAACATATCCGGTCTTGTTGACGATCAAAAAAGAGTTCTAGATTCTTTAGAGGCCTCTTCTGTTGCCGCAGGTGAAATAAGTGACAACATAAGAAGTGTTGCTAATGATCAAAGATACAACTTTGCAATAAACAGCAAACTTATAGCAGGTACAATAAAGTACAACTATGTAAATTTTGATGGAAATGACGGTAGTGGTAATTCGCAATGGAATCTGAAAAGTGCTGACATCTCTACATCTAGAGTATCTTCTTGGTCTCCTTTCGGACCTGAAGACAATCCAGATCAACTTATCACATATAACTCAGAAGTTATTAATAGTGGCGAATTTCTTGCTCTCACAGAATTAGCATTAACAACACAACCTCAGCAAAAAGCAAAACGATCTCAGGTACCTACAGATAAACTAACATTAAACATTAATGGAACAGATGTTCAGTTTCCAGTAATGAGAGGTATACCATTTAGATTTACGGCAGGCGGAGCCACTCTTGAATTTGATGCACATCTAATCGAGTCTGGTGGTGATCTTATTGAAGATTTTCTGGGCTACATACCAGTTGAGTTTGAGAAAACTAACCTGGATGGTGTAACAACTATCCCTATTAGTAACAACAATACTTCTGAGTTTGTACCAAATAAGAGTGCGAATGGAACTAGTGAATATCATGTTCAAGCCAGTATAGACAATGCGAGTGTCAGTGGTAATGTATATTTGGATGTTTTCTATAACCCCTCTTTGATTAGTAAATTGAGGTTGAGAAATAATAATCTGACTTCTTTTGCCGAAACTGTTTTTACTGGCTTAGAAGATTTAGACATATCAAACAATAAGTTCGAGAATATTCCAAACTTCAATTTTATTGCACCTAATCTCAAACACATTGATTTATCCAATAACAAATTAGGCCTAGCGCCTAATAGCGCCGAAGTTGCTGAACTTCAGTTTGTCACTGGATATACAGGAACACCTAACGAGCAACTAGCGAGATTGCCACTTTCAATGGAGTCAATTAATGATCTAGGGTCTTGGGAAGATTTGCCGGGTAATCTCGATATAAGCTATGAAAGATTTCCAGATTTGGTTAATCTTGACTTTGGTGAGACTTCATTCCCTGGGTCAACGACTAACTTACAGACTGGTGGTGACGGTGTAGCACCCGCCGTTTATGATCCTAATTATAAGTTAAAATTTGACCCAACTGACTCGAATGTTTTAGACCCAAGCACAGGAGAATTTACTCTTGTTGCTCACAGGTTCGTGAGTGGTGACAAAGTTCGATATAAAAATAGGGTAGCACCAGATAATCCAAATTTTGTAATGGGTGGTGGTAATGTCGGTACTGGTGGTCAAGACAGTACTATGCTTGCAGGAACCTTGTGTGAAGAACTATCTCCTCTTAGCAGAAATGATATTTTGCAGGTTGAAGTAGTAGATTTGAATACTATTAAACTGAGACAAAGCCCGTATGGAGCAGGTAATGTTATATCATCATATACATTAGCGGCTGATACAGGCACTTTTCACACATTTGAAAAGTGGGATGATGTTAACAATAAACTGCACATCGAGGCAGGTAGAGGCGTTGAAATCTATAATCCAGACTATGTAGATTATAGATTCGTTCCTGTTGCATATTTAAACAGTACTAACCTAATTCAGTGGGGTCCTACTGGTTCGACATCGAATAGATCATTCAGAACAGACTGTGTTGCTGATTATAGGTTTGTCGATACTACAAACGCTACTACTATGGACATCAGTAATGAAGATAGAAAGTTCAAATTTGAAAATAAAGCGAATCTTGAATCATTGGGCTTGAGTGGTTGCAAAACCCATGTTCCTAACATTCATGATATGCCCAACTTAAAATATCTTAGTTTTGGGGCTAATACTAGCATAGGTTTTGGTTATAGGCTTGAAGATAGGGAGTTGTCTCAGCAAAATATGTTTGGTGGTCTAAACACTACTACTAAACTTGAAACTATGATTGTACATATGTCATCTAGTAATAATGCAAGCGCAAGTGCCAATGGAAGATCAACTGATCTAGATAAAACTATGTGGGGAGATGCGACCACTTTACTACATGGTCAGACAGAGTTACAAACATTAGACTTCGGTCCTGCCGCATATGCTCAACTTACTCTTGATGGCAACTTTTTAAAAGATTGTTCTAAGCTAAGAAAGTTCGACTTCTATGATGTCCAAAGCACCGGCACCTCTCGCTCAGTTTATTTATATAGAGAGGCCCTTAATTATGATCAGTTTGCAGTTGATGGAAGCACCAGTGCAAGACAGGGAAATATTTTACCAGATCAAACAGGATCAGACCCTCGACTATGTGTTGTAATATTGACTGGGTCTGCGGGGTCTGGATACTTAATCAACGAAACCGTACAACCACCGATAAATGCTCTTAAATTTGAAACATGGAACCCTAATCCTACTGGTACACAGAGTACTGATTGCACGATAACCGTAAGTGGTTGTCATGTGCATGGTAGGTTCCCCAATTTATCTGGGTGCGAGAAAATGTCAAAGGTAACGATAAGTAGTCTTCGGAGATTAGTCGATCCAAATCAGTCAATTACTCCTGGTAAGAATTATCAGGTGGCAGAAAATATGGACATTGCTGTTCCGAGATCAGATTTTATTCAGGGATGGAGACCTACTGGGTTTATTTCTTCCAAGAGAAACCATTCTATGTCGTTTCAAGAGTATGAAGATATGGGGTGGAGCGGTTCTGACGTAAATTCTGATTTTGTAAGTTGGGGAGATAATACATCTAGAGGTACTTTGGTTGCAGGCGGAAGCACAGGAAAACCAAAGGAAGAAGATTGGTTCGAATATCAAGACCCAGATATAAACACTTGTATACACGATCAAGAGTATGTAATTGTTGACCCATCAGGCTCGACAAAGGCACAATGGGAAGCCATGGGTTGGGTAGCCAACTACATCCCAAATGGAGGGGCTAGTGAGTGGGGTCATTATGTAACAGGAAATAACCCAGCAAAGGGCGACACGTTTAAAGCCAGTTCTGCCGCAAATAGAATCTTTCTGACAGGGTGTGTAGCCGGAGGCAACTATCTCTTTATAAGAAGTGGTACATCATCAAATCTTTCTGTCATTCAGGGAATGGATTCTACTATTAGCGGAGTAGACGATACCGATTGGAAACAAGAATTCAATCCAACCAGTACTACCAGTAGTTTCACAACTACTAATAATGGAACAGTCGTAATGAAAAGAACTGGGGTTGCAGGTAATACTGATCCTGCTGTTGATTACGGCACTGGTAAGGTGGTGAGAGATAGATGTATGCAGCCGTTGATTTCTCAAGGATTGAGTGAATTTATCACAGATACCAATAATGAAATAAAGGATATGGAAAAACTAAGAAATGTTAGTGTTAGGATTACTAACATGGAAGGTGACTTTCCTGTATTCAGTCAAAGTAGTGATGAATTTGCGACACTTAATGTGACAGATAATAAGTTCAGCGGGCCTCTTCCTGATATCAGTGGCGTGAATTCATGTGAGTCTTACACAGTTAATAATAATCTATTTGATGGCTATACAAGTGGGAGTTTGTCTACTGCTGTATATTGTAAGAAATTCTATATGAATGATAATAAATTAAATGACTACCACTTAGGTCCTATAATTAATGATCTATACTTAAACTCAAATGCTAGAAGTAGTAATAGCAATATTACTGTCAGACTTTATAACCAGACTCCAGATAGCGGAAACAGACTTAATCTATCGTGGCTTCAACAAGCCGGTAATTCGGCGATTAATGATAAGTATACTGTTCTTGTCCAACGTGGTTGGTCATTCCAATTAGATCAATTGCCGTAAAGAGGAAATGAAATGGCTCAAGGTTTCGTAACAAGTTTAAATTTAAGAGAAAGCGCATCACCAGATTCAGATAGGCTAATCTTAACGAATCTCGTGCAAGATGGGGGAGTCTCTGGCGATTTACAACTTTTTAGTGGAAATACCCAGCACAGGTCTAGGCTCATTAATGATCCTTTTGCTGAAGGACAGCTTGTTCAGTTCGGAAGTTTCGAGCAAGATAAAAATTATAAAATATTTGACTCTGGAAGCGATAGAGGTTGGACTTCTATAGGTGCAAGTACTGGTGACGTAAATGAAATCTTTACTGCTACAGGTGAGGGAGATATTTCGACAGGTAGTGGTGGACTTGCAATAGAGATATCCCCAAAAAGAGAATTTGATGCAGTATTTGATTCATTAGATGGTTGGACATTAGTAGTAAGACCTAGAATAGCTAGAATCGCATTTACTGAAGGTACACTACTGTCTATTGATGGTGGATCAAATTATGATTACATCGTAGTAAATAGTGATGCAGTATCTAGATTTCAACTTGCGCCTATTTCCGACCCAACAGGACCAGCTTTTAACTTTGCCACAAGTGCTAATGGGAATACTCCGGGTAATGTTGACACACTTACGTTGACCAGAGATGATACAATTACCATAGAAAACTTAAAAAATGCTCACGTTGAGTCATTGGGGCAACAAGATCAGCTATTCGGTGGCTTCAGCGAAATTAATGAAGAGACTATAGTCCTAATCTCTCCCGACCCTTGGGACACTGACCCCGCCAGTGGTGGTGTTGGGCAACTAGCGATACTTGATCAAAATATTTCAGGTGTCGAAGTTAAGAAGTCTAATGTGATTGTCGGATACTCTCCTAATATATTTAAATTAGACTCTGGTGTAAGATTTGACGGTGGAGTTAGAGTAGTAAACAATCAAAACGCCGCAGGTAAAGTCAGAAAGATCGGCGTTGAAACTAATTTCGGAGACCTTGTTGCAGGTGAGATATATAAAGTTGTAAAACTTGGAACTTCTTCTTGGGAGAGTGTAGGTTCTATAACAAAGTATGAATCTCCAGAAATTACTGGTGGAAATATTATACCAGGAGAAGTATATGAAATAATAAATTTGGGATACAGAACTGGTATTGGTGTTGAAGGAGTTTTATCATTTTCATTTGATGATGTCGATGACGTAAATGACACGATAACATTTGACAGTCCACATGGTCTTTCTGATAGTGACGAAGTGTTCTATACTAGAATTAGTGGTGAAAGTATAGGAGACAATGGCGTTACAGGAGACATGGTAGAAACAATATACTATGTTAAAGTGGTAAACAGTACTCAGATAAAGCTGTCTAAAAATTCTAGTGATGTAGATCAAGATCAAGTAGACATGGCCATGAGTGTGTCAAATCAAGTTGGAGAATATAGACTTGATACTAATCCTCAAGCCAATTGGAATGCAATAGTAGGTTCAACTGGTGTTACATATGTTGCAAGATCGCAAGGTATTCCTGTAGTAAGAGGTACCTACTTTACTGCTCAGACTCATGGTGGCTCACTATCTAACGCTATAGTGAAACATATAGTGTTCAAAGCAACAACAGCAGGTGGTAGTGTAGATACTGGCTCTACAGCACTAATTGTAGATAGTGTTGGATTATATATTAGAAACCCAGCTAATGGTGAAGCAAAAAGAGCATTTACTGGTACAGACAATCCTTGGCAGAAAGTTGAAGAAGCCACTGGCTCACTATCTAACAATCTTGATATTCCCGGCTCAGTAGAAACAAACTACACGCTAGATGGTACGCTTGGTGGTACTAATAAGCCTGGTGTAGTTGGCACTTCTGGAAGTAGAACACTGAATGTTCCTGCCCTAAAGACAACTTCTGATACTGCTCAGGCGGGCGACTTTATTTTCGACAGAAAAGATGTCACTACTTGGGGCAACTTTGTTGTAAGTGAAAGCTACATTATTACCGATGTTGGAGACAACAATACTGACTGGAATGACGTATCTGGAACAACTGGAGTATCCTATCTTGTCGGTGATAGTTTCCGAGCAACACATAGTGGTAATGGATTGAGTGGTACTGGTGGCGAAGCTGTAGGTGAACCAAAACTTTTATTTACTAATGCTAATCAAGATTCCATAAACGGAAATGGATTACAGAATCTTTATCAGACTAGCATTGTAGATGGAGCAGATATTGTTACAAACAATGCTCAATTCCTAACCAACAACTTTACCCATATGATACCCATAACAGTAAATGGTGAATCTTATCAGTTGCTTGCGTATGCAGACGAAGCAGATGTAAGAGACGGGATATATAAAGTTCTCGTGATGTGATTAAGTTGGTGGAGTATACTTCACCTTCATGAATTGTGTTCTGTTACTAGCATCTTCGACATAAGATTCTACATTAACTGTAGGAACAGTGAAAGATAGTTTGACAAATCTAAGTTCTTTTGCCTGAACGCTCAAAGGTTTATTGGTAACATCTCCAACTGGACTTCTTAGGCCTAGAGTAGTACCTTCCCAAGGCGGCGCAGTATTCAAAGGAATGATGCAGTATTCTTTATTCAGCTTATCCCATCCATTAGCATCAGGTCCTGCATCTGCAGGCGCAAATACGACAGTGCCACCTGCTCCTAAAGTTCCACTTAAAGATACTGCTGTACCATTATAGTCAACCAATGTTATCGTGTTGTTCCCACTATTTACTGTACCTACTTGAACCATATTATCGATGTTATATGGAATTTTTCCCTCAAAAAACGCAAAGTCTCCAGTAGTATGTAAGTTAAATGTTAACCCGGCAGAGTCTCCACTAGTTGTTACTAATACATCTCCGTTAAGTTCAGATAATTTAATTGCGCTAATATTTGGCGAATTACCTGTGACTATTTCGTCAACAAGATATGTCGTAGAGTTTGTATATCCAGTAATATCGCCTGTACCAGTTGGTGTACCAGAAACTACAATATGATCTCCATGCTTCATATCCATTTGATCAAATGATATATTACCATCTGTACCTATAACCACATTTGTTATTGCAGTTGCAGAACTTCTTGGAGTAATACCTGTTACGTTGTTGAGTTCTATTGCAGTTGTACCAGTAACATTATTCGTAACTTCTTTACCGTAAACATCTACGCACTCTTGAAGGGTTGATCTGTCTATCAATCCTCTTGATGCATAAGCAAAAGCCACACCCTGATTAGTAGATAATGTATACCCTGAAGAGTCACTAGGATTGGACTCTACATCAAATATAGCTTCTACTGGTGTAGCAGAGTCATTATGGTCTATTTCGGTGAGTTTCATACCATATCTGTGAGTATTATTTGAAACCACTGCATCAGCCAAAGTGTTTGATGGATTTGCTGGGACAAAATCTACTTTGTATATAATATCTTCTGCTCTGATACTATAGGGTCTAGATGGAGAATCTAAAGAAGTATAGTCTAGTATTTTGATTTTCTTTACACTATTTGCATCAGCATCTGTGCCCTGAAACGAATTGTAGATAGCAATTAATCCTTGATTCTTTGCTAAAAGAACATGATGTAAAGTATCAGCGGCTATGCCTGTTTGCTGTAAATATTGCGGAGATACATACGCTTTTGTCTTAGTACTATCTCCCGATATCTCATCATCTTCGCCAATCTTTTCAATTATTTGATATGCGTAATATCTTTGTGTTCCATCATTTCTTGATGATACCACCCAATCACCAACTTCAAAATCCTGAAATACTTCGATGCTTGATTCTATTGTGCCATCGTCAGATACTTTTACAGGAATTGATTCTACAGTTGCTCCACTACCTGTACTTCTTGGAAAAATGTTTGGGCTTTCTAATATAGAAAGATTAGTCGGAACCTGTGGATTTAGATATCTATTTAAGAAAGTGTGTTGCACTTCTACTTTTGTGTTGCCTGTTTGATTTAACTCATATATTCTATTATCCCTAAAATATGGAAAGCTAAATTTTCTACTATAGAAAAGTAAATCTCTTTGTTCTTTGTAAAAGTTTAGTTTATTGAAAGGATCTGATCCACTATCTCCAGAGTCCCTAAAGATTTTGGAGTAGTTCTCTCCATATCCACTAGGCCACCAAACGCTATATCTTACCTGTCTTCGAGTATCTCCTGGGGGTCTAGTGAAGTCAAACGAATTAAACTCTACAACAGCACTTTCATTATAAGAAAATTCTATATCAGCATTAGAGTCAGTTATCTGAAGATCACTTCCAAGAGAAATTGTTCCTGCACTAGATTCGGAGATTACTGTATCTCCTTGTCCATTTATGGTGCAACTCATATATCTGGCGACCCTTCTCCAGTCGTCTTTATTGGAGAAAGTGATTACAGTTCTTTCATTTACTGTCGCAACAGTAGTGCTGTATACTGGCTTAAAGTTATAGGTATTTGTACCTTTTACTAATCTCCAACCGTCACTTTGTTCAGTCACATTTTCTTCAACTAAAAGTAGGCCGTTTGTTTCGATCTGTGGGTTGAATCCACCAACCTGAAATGCATTAAACTGAACCAACCCACCCTGTGCTATGAATGTTCTATTGATAGGACCGTCCCATTCAAAATTTCCGTTTTCCCAGTCGTTTTCAGAAATAACTGATGGTGGATAATTACTAGCAGAGGTTTTAGTAAATAAGAATTTTGCGGGAAGCGTGTCTGCTTTTTGACCAGATATAGAAGTAGCAAAGTTACCTGACGGAGTTGTCACATCTCTAACAATCGCTGTTGTGTCGTGCCCAACTTGAGTTGAGGCGTTGTTTACGCAAACGAAAACATCGCCTACGCCATAGGTTACACTAGTAGTGTCCGCTATATCATTCCACTCATCGTTAGTAATGTCGCCAAGATTGACTATTTTATATGTGTCGCCTATAACTAAATCTCTATTTTCAGTTTGATCTGTTCCGTTAGCAATATCACTCGCTTGTGTGAAAGGCTTAATGTTGATTAATAGATCATCATAAGCACCAGTGAATTGTGTTAGTCTAATCGGGTGTACATATTCAACATAAGGTCCTGAGCCACCGCTGATGAATGGTGGATCACCTAGAACAGATTTAAACCTGTTTATTCTGTCTTGAAGCGTTACTTGTGGCTGTACTACCAACTGACCAACAACATCGATAAGGTCTGAATCTAATTCTGCTGAAGAGATTGTTTTTACAGAACCACTCAAATTTCTTAGAATTTGTGGTAAGTTATCTGTCGGATTAAGAATTGCACCTAAGTCTGTTGATGAAAGAGTTCTTAATGGTGCTAAATCTACAGAAGTGAATCGATATGGATTTCCAAAAATGTCTGAGCCTACAGCCAAGCCGTCTATTAGATTATCTACTGCTTCTGCGGTATTACCGAGATCGATTAGATTTTTATCTGCTCTAAGACCAAATTTTATATATCTTCTGTTAGCCATGTTTTTTCCAATTAGTTCAAATAGGGTTATTCTGTTATTTATAAATAACTGTAGTATCTATTGGAGACAAATTCATGGCAATTAAAGCAAACTTAACAATCGATCAGGGTTCAGATTTTTCAGCAACAGTTGATGTTCTAGACTCTAGTGATCAACCATTCAATCTTGGTGGATACACCACTAGGGGTCAGATGCGTAAAAATTATGCAACAGCGACAGTTACTGCACAGTTTATCACTACTCATAATAGTGAAGGCGGTGTCATTACTTTGTCACTACCCAATTCGGATGTTGTTGACGGAACTACAGTAACTCAGGTTGGAACAAATTCTATAGAACCCGGCAGATATCTTTATGACGTTGAGATAGTGTCTGGTAACAATACTGTAACTCGTGTCGTTCAGGGTACAGTTACTGTTACTGGTGGAGTAACTAGATAACTTTATCGTTATAAATATATAATATCAATAAAATTTAGGATATAAACATGGCACAGCCAACAACTAAAGCAGAGTTCAAAGAGTTTTGTCTCAGAAAACTGGGCAAACCAGTTATAGAAATCAATGTTGACCCAGATCAAATTGATGACCGTGTTGATGAAGCATTGTCGTATTATAACGACTACCACTTTGATGGCGTAGAAAAGACTTATTTTAAGCACAAAGTATCTAATTCAATACTCAAACTAACTACAAGTACAGCAGAAAACTTCACTGTGGGTGAAGTGATTACAGGTGCAGGTGGGGCTAAAGCAGTAATTCTAGCGACATCTGGCGCAGAGATTACATATAGAAAGCCAACCACTGATACAGAATTTCTGCCTAGTGAAGCTATAACTGGAGAAGACTCTACCACAACAGCAACAATTGAATCTTCAGCGAACTTAGGTGTTACAAAAGGAATCTTTGAACTTGGTTATATCGAGATTCCAGATAATATCATAGGCGCTGTGAATCTATTTACACCAGAGTCTAATGCATCTCTTGGTTCTGGAATCTTTAACGCAAAGTATCAATTTGTCTTACATAATCTACACGATATGTTGCATTATAACATAACTCACTTCTATATGTCAATGGCGCACCTAAGTCTTATGGAAGACCTTCTTGTTGGACCAGTTCCGCTTAGATATAATAGACACACGAACAAATTATTCCTAGATACTAACTTAGCTGATTTGACTGTAGGTAATCACGTTGTAATCGAAGCGTATCAGGTCGTTGATGGTACTACATATCCAGACTTGTGGAAAGATCGTTTCTTACAAAACTATGCAACAGCAAAAATCAAATATCAGTGGGGTTCAAATCTTACCAAGTTCAACGGCATGACATTGCCCGGTGGCGTTCAGTTCAATGGAGAACAAATTTTAAGCGATGCACGAGAAGAGATTCAAAGACTTGAAGAAGAAATGGCTTCAAGTTATTCTTTGCCCGCAGTCGATATG